TATTCCTGCTTCCTTGAGTTCCCGCATTACTGTGGCTGTTGGTTTGTCTATCTTTTTTGCTTGTACCATTGTTTGACCATCGTATGCTGTACCCAACTTTTCGGATGCCTCATGCGCTGCTTCTATTTCTTTTCTTTTTGTACTATTAGGTTGAATACCCTGTGCTCTAGCAGAACGATATGCTTCAAGTTCAGAGTTCCACTTCTTTTGAGTAGTGCCACTTGCGTTGACATCACCTCTAGCATCACCTGCATTTAACTGTAGGTTCTTGGCTTTGCAACCAAAACAATCAGGACCACAATCGCTGTGGTCAATAGAAACTTCTTCATACTCAAATGGCTTATCAGATGTCTCATCACAAAGTACACATCCATATTTAGTAGCCATAAAGTTATGCTCAATACTGAAGCCCCAGTCAAGTACCTTACTAATATGTTGGTGCATTTGTCCCTACTCTGTTGTGAAGTTAGCCGAAGTCACAATGCCGTCAGCAATCATTGCTGTTCTAATAGCATCAGTAATTCCAGTATGTTGACATCCACCCATATAGTAAGCAGTGTAAGTTGCTAACTCATCTTCGGTTGGAAACTGTATAAGCGAGTAAACACCACCACTAAGAATGATGGTATAACTTTTTGTGCGTTGTTTAAAGTGTGTGAACAAACGGTGAGCACCAATAGGACCCTGTTCTAGGGTTGGTGTTACAAGTGTGTACGTTGCCATTGTTCTCCTTAATGAACTTACTCCGTAGTAGGGATATTGCTACCCCTACTACAGCGTCAATCAATTAAGCGACTGATGAACCGTTAAGAATACGATACAAGGCTGCTTCGCGGTAACGCTTAAAGCCTAGAACGCCGTACCAACCCATTGGGCGGAAACGCATCAAGTGGTCAATGACTGGACCGATAACTGTATGTGGCTCTTCAGCAACGGCTTCAGCCAGTGCTTCCTTGCCAGCAAGAATTGTGCGATATACCTTGGCACTTGAAGCACCGTCAGTATCATTGTACATACGAGCAGACTCTACAAAGTAGGCTCCTTCGTATGAACCAATTTCTCCAGCCCAAATGTTTTCATTTGAGTTGTACTCATGTGGCAAGCGCCATCCACCAGCACCAGTCTCAGCACGAAGGTCGTGTGAAATTTCTGGGTGAATTCCGCACCAGTACATTGAGCCCTTGCGTGGAACTGACAGACCTGAACGCAACTTAGCAACAGCCTTGCGGATGTTAGCAGAAGTGATTGTGTCTGTAGCAGCAATTGTTACTGTGTTAGTACGTGTGCCACCATAGATGATGTTAGTACCACCACGAAGTTCAGTCTGTGCGACTGTATCAATTGAACCTGCCATGTTAAACGCAATGATATTAGCGATTGCTGGGTCTACATCAGCAAGGCTGAAGAGTTCCAACGCACGTGTTGTGAGAACAGAGTTACCATACTCGGCAAGAGTAATAGTAACTGATGTTGGTGCAGCAATCTGTACTGAGTCACGCTCAGTTGATTCTGTAAGTGCAGTTGTCTGTTCAGACAAATCTGCGTATAGTTGTAGAACTACGGTTGAGCCAGGGTTTGCTAATTTAGTCGGGCGCTTGTCAGCGACTGAACGAATTAGAGGTTCTGAACGCAACGCAAAGTCTAGTAGACGGTCATACGCCTTTTGGACGAGACCTGCAGCACCAGCGGTACCAGCGAGATTGCCAGTAGAGGATGTATATGCATTAGCCATTGTTGTTCACCTCCTAAGGTGAGTTATGAAATTACTATGTGTTTACTGCTGTTGAGAGTAGATAATTTGATTGAGTTCTTCTGCGGATGCCGCATTGTTAATTCTCATCAATAAATCTTCTGCTCGGTCAGGGGTCATACCAAGTTGAGTGACAATATCTTGTTGCCGTAGGGCTGCTCGATTTATCTCTTGCTCTGGGTTTACCTCTGGCTGTACTAATCCAAACAAGTCTGCATTATCTTCAAGCCAGTTATTAACTGACTCTTCGGTAATATCATCCAAGTCTTTTAGAATTAGTCTCTGTGCCTTTAGATTGACACCCTTCTTTTCTAGGACTTCTTTGACTGTACGCTCACGCTGCGACTTGGATAATCCCTCAAGTTGCTCAGTGAGTTCTTTAATACGCTTTTCATCGTTGCGCTTGGCTTTCCGTAACTTTTTAAGTAAGTCACTTCCATCCATCTGCATTTCGGTGTCGGTATCTTGGTCGTCTTCGTCTTCATCCCAGTAGTTGTTGCTCATAGCAACCCACCCTTCTATTCGTTGTAGTCGCAAGCCTCAGATTCTAGTCGGGGAACTAGCCTGGCTCTTACTCCCAGTCTTATACGCTATGTGGGCTGGTCGGTCACATAGGAATCTATTTTATATTAAGCCTGCTGCTGAGGATTTCTTTAGGTAACTTGTTGAGAAAGCACCCTGTGCAGCACCTGCACCGCCTTCAAAATTAGCACGTTCTTTAGATGCTAATACATTACGTTTACGTTTTGCTGCATCACTAGACTTAAGGAACTCTTCTTCTCCAGTTTGCTGTGTATATTTAATACCAGTCTCACCATATATGTTGCCAAGTTTAGTTGCTTCAGGCATGACACTAGCAAGGCTAGCGTAGCCTTCAAGAGCAGCAGCACGGTCAACACCGTAGTCAGCAAGTTCAAGAGCAGATAGTGAAGTACCCGTATTAAAACCTTGACCTATTGCAGCAGAACTAATCTCAGATGCAGTTACTTTTCGTTCCAAATCAACACGTGTAGCCTCTGGATTAAGGAAATATGAAACCAAATCTTTATCAGTGATGGTTGGATAGTATGTCTTTAATTGTCTTACTATCTCTGGGTCACTGTTTTGTACACGCTTAACGGCTAGGTTAAGACGCTTATCAACTTCTAATGCAGATACACTGTTACCAATTAGAGTAGCCTTCTGTGCACGTGTAGATAGGTTGCCTACACCATATGCTTTAAAGTATTCATCATATGCATTCTCTTGCTGTAGATAATCATATTCACTTAGGGCGTTCTTGCCAGCCTTAACTAATATATCATTACCAGCAAATCTTTTCTTATATGCAGAAACATTACGCATATTAAGAATTGCCATATTAGGACCTATGTTAGGGTCTATAATAGATGACTGAATAAAATCATTTAACTCTTTAAGTTCTGCTTCATCAAAACCATATGAGCGCATAGTGTCTTGGATAAGAGCAAATGCATCACGTTTTTCTGCTTCATCTGCTGCTTTCTTAGCCTTGTCTACTTGTTCTTTATCATATCTTGCTTTAGCAGCGGCTGCTGCTGCTGCTGCAGCGGCTGCAGCGGCTGCTGCCGCGGCTGCTGCTGCTGCTTCTGCTGCACCATCTGGTTTATTATCTGGTTTATTATCTGCCTTATTATCTGGCACTGGTGCCACATAATTGGGTGACATGCTAGCACGTGCTCTAAGACGATTGTCTGATTCTTCAATGTTTGCATTCTGTGCATCCTGTGCTGCTTTTTGTGCAGCAGCATATGCTTGAGCCTGTGCTTCATAGCGTGCTGAATTAACAGCATCTGATTTAGAGAAACCTTTTTTAACAAGGTCAGCAATATATGCGTCTGAATTAAATGCCATTATTAACCGACCTTGCCCCAACTCTTGAGTATACTATTAACAAATGTTGCAGCCATTTCGTTAGCCTTTGGAGTCTTACGCCATGCTGGATTAGAACGAACACCTAGAATAAAATCATTCACACTAGAAACATCTGCACCGCCAATAGCCTTCTGAACATCAGTATCATAGATGTCTATAGCGTTTTCAGTAAGACCCATCTCTTGTTCTTTAAGTCTTTGAAAGTTACTAGATATATCAGATACTTTAAGCCCTTGGTCTATATACTTTTCAAGACCCTTGAAGTGAACTTTTGCTGCCTGCTTAATACTATTAGCCTCTTGCTCTAGCCCAGTAGCCATGCTACTTGGGCTAACACCAGCAGTAACACCGCCTGGCTTAAGTGATTTGTAAACACGACTAAGTAAATCTTGATGAGTTAACTGAACACCATAGTCAGCGGCAACTTCTTTGAGTTTGCCGTAGGCAGCACCAACAAGTCCACCCTCATCTTCTAATTGTTCTTGTGTTGTATTCTTGATACCAGTACTAGTAATAGTAACTACACCAGTCTTAGGGTCTTTAATACTTTGACCATCAATAATAAACTTAAGGCGCATTTCAATGCGGTCTTGTTCTGTCAATGGTGCATAACTAAAACCAGTAGAATTACTGACACCAGTAATTGGGTCAGAAACTGATGTTGAAGATGAAATTCTTTTTAACTCTTCTTTATGTAACTTATCCCAGTATGCTTTACGTAGTACATCTACTTTATCAACAAGGTCAGGATTACCTATATACTGCTGGACAGTTCGATTGAACTCAGCATTAGCATCCATCTCTGTAGTTAACTGTGAAGTCCTTTGAGACTCAGTTGTTTTAGGTGGAATTACCTGGCGAGTCTCTATAAATTTGTCATATGAGAGAAGATTAACATTAGAAGTAGCACGTGCAGTAGGGTCTAACTTTGCAAATTCTAATGCTGAAGTCCAGTTAATAGCACTGACTTCATTTAAAGAATTGTTAATTGCTGTTAGAAAACCAATGTCAGACTCACCTATTGGTTGAGTCAATGACTTCTTATATGCTGCTCCATTAATACCACCTGGGTAGTATTGTTGTAACTTTTGTTTTACATATAAATAACTAGCATCATTCTTAGGAATGAGTTTTAAAAACTCTTTTGCTGCAGCATCTGCATCTTGTAGTTCAAAGCCTTTGCCATCAGCACTAGGCTTAAGAACAACACGGACACCTGGTTGTTTCTGGTCTGTACCAGGTAGGGCTATGTATGCTTCAGTAGTAACTCCACCATTTGTAGTTGCTGGAACATAGATAATCTTTCCGTTTGTAAAAGATTCCCAATCAGTTCTTGTTCCTGTAGGAATTGGAGTAAGTGAACCTTTAGTTGAAGTATTATCTACACCACCAGGTTGACTACCAGCAGGCTTACTTGGTCGCTTGCCAGTATAAGTAGAGTTAGGGTCAGCCTGATATTGTGCTTTTGCTGCTGCTTTTTTCTGAGCAGGGGTTGCACCTGGCATAGTAGCGTCTACTATGTCCTCATAATAACTAAGTGGATTTGCCATTTACTTAAGACCCTTCGTTGGTATTCTATAAACATCATCTAGTAATGGCTTGATTATGTTTTGATATGCCATACCAGCGTATGGATTAGCAAGAGAAAGTTTCATTAGATTATCCATGCCATCTTTGTAAACAACATTAAGCGTATCTGTACCAGTTGGTTGTGTACGAATATTATTATCTTCAAACGCAAGCAACATAGTGCTTGCTATATTAAGCATCTGCTTTATTTGCTTTTGAGTACTAGGATTAATCTTTCCCTTTTGTGGCTTGCCTGTGGTAGATGTAAAGTCTGGGTCACTAACTAAGAACTTTATATCTCTAAAGTTCTTCTGTAGTAGTTCACGTGTTACAACTTCACTTGTTCCTAGTGTGTAGGCTAGCATTGGATTGCCTTCTTTTAAGACAGTCTTTTGATATGCTACTTGTGCCTTTAGTTCTGCTATATAAGCAGGGTCATTACGTCTTAAATTGTTAGGGTCCTGAAGAATAGAATTAAACTCTCTATCCAAATCATAGAACTTTGCACGGTCTTTAACCGCTGCTAGTTCTTTAATATAACGCATTAATGGAGTATCGGAATTCTTATCGGTAACAAATGGATTATTCTTTGGTTCTATAATTCCACTAGCCTGTAAGAATTTAACCGTAGCAGGGTCATATTCTGCATTTTCTGGCTTAGGAGCAAATACAAATGCTGCGCTATTATAACGCTCAATCATTTTCTTATTATCAAAGACCCAGTTTTTTGTTTCTTTAACTGCGTTAACATAGAGTTTAGCACCTAGGCTATCTTTTGCTACAGTAAAGACAAGTCTATCTGGATAACTACCCACAAACATAGACACTGCTACAGCAATAGGTTCTGATAAAGGATAACCTTGGTCAGCATTTACATCCATTACTGCTCGTAATATGTCATTAAACTCTTCTGTAAAAGTAACAATACCAGCATCACGTAGTAATGGATTTACTCCATCAGTTGTGTCGCCCATAGGCACTGCTGATAGTGTATTAAATCCAGCCTTTACAGCAATAAGATTATAAGCAGCAATACCTAATCTATCGTAGTACTTCTGTGCTTTTGCTGGGTCTTGTAGTTCTGCAGGAGTTATTTTAGTGTTATCGTTATATTGCATAAACATTGCAGCCTGTTGAATTGCTGTTGCCCATGCACCAGTTCTATGTTCGGTATCCATTAATGCCCAAATATTATGTACAGCAGATGGAAGAATCTTTGCAAGTGTTTGATTATCACTTATCGGTCCAAGAATAAGGTTGTCTAATTCTTCACCTTGCTTTTCAAAACCAGCGACCTTAAATAGTCTTTTTAAACCATCAACTGCTATAGACATAGTTGTTCCATGCAAAGAAACAATGCCAGCACTATCAGAATATGACGGGTTAAGCATGGAAATCTTAAGCGTCTTTTGATTATATTCTGGTTGCTTAAAGATTGCAGAAAAACCTTCATCTTGTATAGTATTAAAAGCACCAGTAGGATTAAGCAAAGTATTAAGAACACCATTAATAGTACTAAAAGTTACACCATCATTTGGGACAATAACATACTTATTTCCGTCATCATCAGTGTGGATAAAGCCAGCACCGTCCATTGCTAACTGATAATGGTTCAAACGCCATGCAGCCTGTGGTCCCTTTGTGGTACTAAGACGTACCATACGTCTCCAGAAATCCTCATTGGCTCTATTGAAACGTCCAACACCACGCAATGTCCATGCTAATTGTGAACGCACTTCAGTATTGTCTGCATACTTCATTACACCATAGACAGAGTTGATGCTAGCCTGACCAGCAAAGACCATATCAGCCTGTAATGCAGCAGCATCTGGGTTTGTTCCATTAGCAATCAACTGATTAGCATAGGCTTTTTCAGCAGGAGCAAGACGTTCTCTGTTTTCAATTACCTTGACCATATAAGCATCAGTACGATATAGGTCGTTCATCTGCCTATCCATAATTTCCCAAGGAACTCTAGCCATCTTTTCATAGATAGCGGCTATAGTTAGTTTAGGAGCAAATACTTTAAAGTTTAAATCAGTCTTAACAAATTGAGACTTTAATCCATAACCAACTGTTACATCTTCAAATTCATTAAATGCTATTTTAGAAATATGAAAGGAAGGCTTGTATTGATTCTTTGCCCATTTTTCAAGTGCAGTATTAGTACCCATATCAGAAGCATATGGACCTTGATTTAATACCCTTGCAATACCCTCATCCATTTTATAGTTAATCAAATTAAGCAGGTTCTCGTTAAATTCATCTGCTGAACCATGAAAAATTGTGTACAGTTCATCACGTGAATTACGAATTAAGGCTTCTGCAATCTGGTCTGGTGAAAGACCAGCAAGACGCATTTCAGATGTCTGCCTAAAATCTGTTAAGAATGCTTCAATAGTTTCTTTTGAGATTCTATCAGTAATAATTGGAGTGCCATCTGGTTCAACACCTAGTTGAGTTTTGCGAGGATGCCATTCACCAAGAGAATTACGAGTAAATCCAATCTCATTCATTATGTCATCAACAAATGCTTTACCATCTTGCTTGGTTCGGATTGCATTATGCTTAATAAAGAAATCACCATAGTCTACAGCCACCTTGGTGGGCTTATGTGTCCATACGTTTCTTGCAAAGTATTGCCATACGTTTGCGTAATGAACTAAAGTCTTATCACTTTGAGAAAGTTTGTCCATATCACGAACCTGGAAGTCTCCAGTTTGTCTTAAGACATCTGTTCCTTTTAGTCTTGAAATATTTCTTTCACGTATAGTTCTTTCGGCAATATGGGCTTCATCTAATGCTTTTGCTAATTCATTTTTACCATACATCTCAGCAATAATACTGCCATCTACTTCGTGATTACCCATTGTGCGACCAACGGAAGACAATGAGTGAGCATGCATAGAGTGAGAGTTATTTGACAATTCACTTGCTAAATATTTTTTAGCATTATCGGATAACTTTCCACCATACTTAGCAATAGCCATTGCAACTAGACGCTGTAAATATGTACCACCATGAAATTCGTCAGCACTAACCCATTCATTAGCCTTTACTTCTCTTCCATTAGGAAGAGTCATAGGCTTTTTTACCAAAACATCTTCTTGCATTTCAGCACGCTTGGAAAGTGAAATGAACTTATGTGGGGAGTTATCACGTAGTATCTTAGCCTTAATTAAACCTACTGTTTCTTCTTTGCCAGTAACTGCAGCACGCACATTAGATGCTGCTGCTCCCTGACGGGTAAGTATATTAAAGATTGACTTATAAGAATTACTTAGTGCATTAAGGGTAGCCTCATCACTTGCTCCCTTTGCCGCAATCTTTGGGAAGAGAAGTAATAGACTCCATAAACCATTTGTAATATTAGCAAAAGTAGAATAACTAAGTGACTTGACTGCCTTTAGTCCAAAATTGTCCCAGCCAGTATTGTCATATAGGTCTTGATGTATTTTATTAAAATTAGGCATACTAACACCACGTGTTAGGTGGAGTGGCTGGCTAGCACCTGGTGCAACTCGTAGTTCACTAGCATCAGCAAGATGCGCAGGTGTTTTAAATTCTGCAACTGGACCAAAACCAGCAACATCGCCAAAAGTAGACTCTAATACTTGGCGCTGATATTCTTCAGGAACACCAATTTTATCAAAGTAATACTTAAAGGTACTATAAAGCATATTAAATCTATCATCTGGTCTAAGACTTAGATAAGTCTCAGCCATTAGATTAGCCATTGCCTTGTCTCCAGTAAGAACTCTTGCAAAATCTCTATATGCAGACAAAGAACTGGTAACAAATTCATCAGATGTATGGATTACAACATTTGCTGGGTGTGCTGCCATGGCTTTGTTGTATGTTTTTTGAATAACACTACCATGTTTTGTTAAAGATTTAAGTGTTGCTGCTAGTTCAGGACTATTAGCAAGTTCTTTTGGAAATCTGCCAGCGTTAGCAAATGCATCTTTTACAATCTGCATCTTTCTATTAACATCACCAGTTGCTAGAACTTCATCAGTTTTAGAAACATCTGCATTGTTAAATACGCGTTCAAATTTTGCTCTAAATCTATCAGTTATTAATCTATTAGACCGCTCAAGCATAAGATGGTTATCATTAAAGTAACCAATATTATTTCTGTATCCATGAGTAATATAATCAATCATTTCACCACGAATAAAGAAACTTTTTAGGGTTTCTAAATCTGTTACATTAACTTCTTTGCCTTCTTTATTGAGCACCTTTGTATTTAAAAGGTGTCCAATTGTAACATCATTATCATAATGAGGAAAGTTTTGTTTAATTCTTTCGCGTGATAGATAGGCTTCAGTTTTATCTGCCTTAGTTCTAGCAACACGAAGAATATTTAATTCATCAACAAGACGAGCATGAGCATCAGAAAATTTCTTATTCTGAAAAAGGTCTGCAACACGAATTTCATTTGAGACACCAGCAGCACCAGCATCTTCAAATTTTCTTGCCAACTTTGCAGATAAACCAAGTCCCTTAGAACCACCACCAGTAAGCCATGTTAGTGGGTCTGCAACTAATTCGTATTCAAACTGTGCAATTTCAGATAAGTCAGCAGTTTTATTTTTTGAAAATGGGTTTGGATTAGCAACTCTCCACTGATTAACTTCTTTTGATTCAACTCCTGCTGCTACTCTATCTTCATATGTTCCCCATAATGGGTTGGCAAATGAACTAAATATTAGTTGAGCAATAGCGCCAGCCTTTGCAGGCGGAAAAGATTTATTCATAAGATTTGTTAAATCATTACCAAATTCTTTTTGTTTAGAACTTATATCAGAAAGCGCAATTTCATATTCTTTGGCTGCATCAGTTAAAGGATATTTTTCTTTTTGATTAGTAGCAACACCAAATATGTATGCATTGTAATCACTCTGTGCAGAAATTGCCTTATGAATTTGATAATCATACTCACCGTATTCACGGTATATATCTCCTGGCTTTTTGCCATCTATTTGTCCACGGATTAATGCAGATAGACCTTTGCCATATGTTTCATTAAATGTTTTAACATCTTGTTCACGCCAATTATCTTTTCCACTCCATGCAGTTTTCCAAGATTTTGCATTTGTTAGATATGATACAACGGCACCAGTATTAGTTTGATTTAAAGCATCAGTTAAATTATTTGCAGTTATATCTTTAGTAAATGCTTCCCCTGCACCAGTTAATATATTGTAAGGAGTTCTAATAATAGTATTAGAATATTTTGTAAGACCACTCATTACTGCTTGAAAAGGTTTCTTATAAAGGTCTTTTACATTAGATACTACTTCATCACTAATTCTAGTTAGAACATTAGGACTTCTTTGGTATTCATAATCAGGGTTTAACTTTATAATATTTTCTCTTACAGCGGGTGATAGTTCAGCAAATTCTTTTCTAGCATTTTTTTGAGACTTCATGTTATTTAGTTCAGCATGCTTTGCTTGAAGATATTGAATCTCAGCCATTTGAAAAGCATCTTCTGGTGAAGGTTGTCCCGCATTTATGGCAGCATAAAGACCTGGGTTATATTCAACATACTTTGGATTAAAGTTTTTAGATGTAGGTGGTAATTTATCTGAATAAATACCTGGCATTACTGATTCAATCTATTATAAATTGCTTCTAATTCTCCGCTAGTATCAAACTGCATTGCCCTGTAAACTGCTTGTCTTATATCAGGTTGACGTTGACCACGTATACCTGAAGTATCTAAACCAGGACCTTCGCCATAATTAGCACCAGCAGAAAGTGGCTCATCTGGAAATTGTGTTGGCATATCTAAACTAACCATTGGTGGCATTGGAGGCATTGGGCTGCCTGCTAAAGGAGCACCACTCTGCTGCTCAGACATTTCTTTATTATTACCATAAGAACCGCCAGTATATGATTGCATTGGCTGTGTCATACCTTCAACTGCACCACCATCTGTGCGCTGTGATAGCGCACCAGGACCTGATACTGGTGCTGGGTTCATAGGTTGGCGATACCCACCATTGTCTTGATTACCAACCATTAGTTATCTTCCTCATCTTCAATGTGTTTTCTAATATCATCTATTGTAGGGTCTTGCATCCAATCAGGATACGACTCTCTAGTTACAACAATCCATAATGCGTTGTCTACACTAAAGCCTGCTTTACGCAATGACTTGTAGTATTCATGTAAACCAATTGCATACTCATCTAATTTAGAATAACCCTCATCAACAACAGTACGCGTCTTACGCTTACGTGGTGCTGCCATGGTTACTCCTTAGATTGCTCGTTCTCTAGTTGTTCTTACTGCTGAGCGTCCTTGTCCTTCACCAGTTAAACTTGATAGCATTGTTTGCAAATCTGGTCTTGCCTGTGCCTGCGGTGGCATTGGAGAACCTCCTGCTGGCGTACCTGCAGGAGCAGGGGACATTTGCTCAACCGCATTAGTTGGTGCACCAACAGGAGGAACCTCTTGTTGCGGAGCAAAGGTTGTTTCTATTGCGTCCTCTAATGCTTGTCCCTTTTGACGAGCCTTTATTACCGCAGCAATCTTACGAACAACATCTGATGCATCCTGACCTTGAGTAGCCATCTGTGGAATTGCTTGTGTGTATGCCGTAAGTGAACCAAGAAGTGCTGAACGCATCTCTTCAATTTCAATCTTTTCTAATTCTTGTGTAACATTAACTGTAAATGGTAGTTCTCTCATAGCCATATCTCGGCTGATGAGTTTTCCTCCAAGTGCTTGAAGCATAAAGATAAGACCTTGCGCTGGGTTAAGACCAGCAAGCATGCCATAACGAACATCAGCAGAGTAGTCTTGTTTAATATCTTTGGTTGGCTTGTATGTAATTTCATAAGGTGAACCCGAATCTACTCCACGAATTGTTTTTTCTTCGGGATAAATCATTTCATCTACGCAAAAACAAAGGCTAATAATGTCCCGAAGTGTTGCAGCAAAGATAGCCTGTGCAGATTTAACCTGTGTATCAAAGGCTCCCATAAGAGCCTGTACGCCTTGACCAGTAACAATAGAAGCATCTATGTTTCCAGTACGTGATTCAGGATAACGTGAACCAACGCGCAGTTCTTGATTAAGAACTTGCTGTTCAGTAAACGCACCTTGTGGCAAGGTAAGTTCTACGCGGCGTACACCTGCTGGATTGGCTGTACGAATGACAGCATCTCCGCCAAGCATAAGTTCTTGTACGTCTTGTGGAAGTACAATAGGTGCTTGAACAGACTTTTCTGCTGCTTCCATTGCAAGTAATGCAAAGCGGTTGCGGAGTAATTGAATGCCAAGCACATCATCAAACTGTCCACGCATTTCACCATCAATAGATGGCTTACGTGCTACAACAACCATCATCTTACCAAGTGGGTTTGCTGCTTGAGAAAGGACTAGATTGCTTCTACGTGGTACATAAATTACAGATTGGTCTTTATCATAATAACGAATCATTTCAATCTGTGCATTAAGGTCTTGCTTATAGCCATCTGCTCCAAGAAGTTCTCTATCATATTCTGGGAACTGAGATACCAGTTCACCAAGTGTTAGAGAGTATCTTTTGGCAAATGCCACACAACGCCCATAGCGGTCAAATTCTGGGTAAGCCCCAATTGGATTTTCTATGCGGATACGTGGCAGTTTTGCTTCATCGTCTAATTCAATAATGAAAGGGACGAATCCATATGTTAGATACCAGTCAGCACCTGAGTACATCTGTACTGCTAGGTCTGAGTGCTGGAAATAATTAGAGGCAATACGAGTACGCTTGTCAGCAAAAGTACGAGCACGGTCAGAAACTTGATTGGCTGCAGAACAGTTAACCGCTGGAAGCGGAGCCATAACTTCAGATAGGTCACGTGCAACAATGTCAATAAAGTTTGCTACTACGTTAGCATCCACACCTTCTGGGAAGAAGTTAGGATATACCTGAGCAATCTTTCCTTTACGAACGGCAAGGACATCTAGGTTACGCGCATCACGTTCGTGATTGCGGTAACGCAGAGATTCAACCCGTGCTGTTACCTGTTCTATTGTTAACATTTAAACCCTATCCATATATATCGTGCCATTGTTCTGCAAAGGCATCGTCTAGGTTGATTGCGTATCTATTGTTCATCTGTGCTTTAGTAGCCCAGCGATTGCTAAGATACTTAGAGGTATTACTATTGTTCTGCATGAGTTCGCGGATACGAATGACTGCAAACCATAACGCCATGACAGTATCTGTCTTACCTTTAGTGTTAGGTTTCCATGTCAGCAGTTGCTGAGTAAGAGCCTTGATACCTTCGCTGCCTTCAGAAGAAGGAAGTTCTATTAGATTGTTCTTTTGAAATTTTTCTTCGCGGACTGTTCCAAAGAGGTTAGACATTGACGCAACGCCGAAAGATGTGTCCCATTTGTTTTTGCCCGTAAAGTGAGCATCAAGGCGTACACCGTATCCAGCAAGCCAGTTTCGTAGTTCATCGTCAAGGGAGTAGGCTTTTTGATGAGCATTAATTTCAACTCTGAATTCTTGTGGTTTGTATTTGATAACCAGTTCTTCAATGGATGCCCTAATCTTTTGCGGAGTTGGTTCTGTCATGTTAATACAGTCGTTAATATAAATCTTACCATCTGCACGGTTATATGTACAGATTACAAATGCAGCATTACCTGCCATAGCGGGGTCAAAGCCAATTACAATGTAAGGCTCTACCTGCGTAGGATGTCCAGCAGCACCAGCCTTTAGTGGACCTCGCTTGCGCATCCCGTTAGTTGACCCTTGCACCAGCATGGGTGGGAAGATTGAGTCCTCTTGTATATCTTCTTGCTGGTATACGAGTGCCCACGTTGAGGGCGTGACTTCCGAGCGGCGCTTAAATAAGGCTTGACCATCCCACTTGGGGTAGAAGCCGTTTTCTTTAGGAGTGTCATCATCGCCATCCCACGGTACGTCTGACTCTTTCCAAAGCGTAACCCAGTCTTGCGGGTCTTCCGCATATTCCAATACTGCAGGCATCCCCATGTAAGTGAACGGAGTCTTGCCCCCAGACCAGTGCTTGGGGTTACGGAGTTCTTTATATAAGTCATTGGCAGCAATTCGTGTCCCTACTACTAGCAATTTACCATTCTTACCCAGACGGGTAATAACTTCTTTCTGTAACCAGTCCATCTGCTTTTCCCACTCATGGGCGTTAGCCGTAGTGATGCAGTCGTCCAGAATAATTAGGTCAGCACGGGCACCGTAAATCTGACCGCCCATACCTAGCGCTTGGAGAGTCGGGTCTTTTTCACTTGAGTTACGCGCATCGCCCCCAAGATAGACAGTATCGGTGCGCCAAGTATCTGCGTCCTGTTTCCAGCCGCCATCTGGACCGTAAGCGGTCTGCAGTTTTAGCCAGCGTGGATGGGACAATCGTTGCTTAATAGCGTATACGAACTCTCGCGCCTTGTTCAATGTCTTTGATACCACAATGATGCGGATGTTAGGATTGAGGGCAATGCGGTAAGTTGAATAGTTCACCGTGATGACGGTGGACTTAGCGTGCTCAGGTGGCACATTGACCAGTAGGCGGTTTAACTCCCCTGGCTCATAAATCATACTAGAGTGTAGCCACGAAGGTTCGCGCCCCTCAAGTAGGTCAACCCAGTCTTGGTGATGAGGAAAAACCATCTGGTCTAGGAATAACTGTGAGAAGTCTGAGAACTCAATCTCTTCTTTCTGGATACCCATGGCATCAAAGGATGACTTGCTTCCCTCTTCTTTAGCCTCTTCAAGGGCTTGGGCAAAGACCGCATCTCGATTCATCCACTGACGGATAGTATCTGGCTTCTTACCTGCGGCGACCATAGCGGCGGGGATACTTACCCCAGAGCGCACTCGCTCTAAAACTTCAGCCTTGGCTTGGGCTAAACCCTTAACCAAGTGATGGTCAGTACCTTTACCAAATCCCTTATGCTCAGCCATTGGTTCCCCGTCCCTGGGCAGACCTGTCCCGCCTACAATAGTCAGTTTGTACAGTTTACTGTAACAGAGTGAAGAAGGCTCTAAAAAGACTTCTGAACTATTTAACTCTCTATATATACTTAATCCGTTCAAACAGGTAAAACGAACACTTTCTATAGAAGTATTTATATAAGTGCAGGTCAGACAGTCTATCTACCCCCTGTAACTATACTGACAGAATATTTTAGGTAGAGATACCTATACAAAGGACTAAGAAAATTAATAAACCTGGGGTCAGTAGACCCACAGTTTTATTAATACTGCCGTGCAGTACTGCTATAGCAGGATGACTGTATGTGCATACTGTCTGCCTGACCGCAAACAAACTAACTGCGGGGGCTGATAGAATAAATATATCTATCCGCCTATAAACTAATGCCTTGGCAATGGTGTTTAACCCTCACCACTGCAATCGCACTGACTGGTCGGACCGAAGGCTGTCCGCCCGCAGTGAACCGCGGTCTCGCCTGTCGCAATCGGATACCAAGCCTTATGGGCTATGGCATCCTCATGCTGACATGCACTCAGCCCTCATCTCTCGTCAGACTGTCGGCGCTGTTCTGTATTGCGTATTGCTAAAGCAATGGCAACACAGCCCACGCAACGCCATTCTCAGACGAGTCCTCCTACGGCGGGACTAGCCTATCGGGGTTTCCAGCCTTGGCAAGTCAGACAAGAAGCCAAAGCGTTGGCTTCTAAGACTGTCTGACGCTTGATGATAACGATTTGATAACAATCATAAAGCCGATTGTGTATCAAATTGTTATAATCTGCGACCATTGCCAAGCCGAGTGCCGTGAGTCTATAGTCAGGACTTCTATGGAAACTATGAGGTAACCCGTCAGCCTGAATTCATATGGAAAGACTATGAATTCAAAGCATGGCTGACTAAGAACGCCTTCCCAAAAACGGGGAAGCCGTCCGTTCCCTCAACCCGATTGTCTATTCCCGTATTAACAACTGGTTGATACCTAGAGAACAAAGGATATAAGATGAACGAAGTTACATACTCAGAAGACTCACTCACCATCAGCAATGTCTGCCCTGAATGTATCGCGCAAGAGCAATTGTGCACAGATTGCGTAGAACTTGCAGACGCAAGACTAACAGACAGAGCCTACGAACTAGTAGACGAAGGCAACCTGCAATACAAACATCAATGGTTGCTAACCACAGAGCCAAGCGGACACGATTGGATAGGCGCTATCGTAAGGGTAGAACCGTACTTCGTATTCGCTACCCAGACATGGGAAGATACCCGTGCAGAATACAAAGAACCCACCGTCTGCCTGCAGGACGGCGGGGTCTATGAAGAATTATGGGAGTTGGAAGACATGAGACAGCGTGCACGCGAGACAGAGTGCCAATGGTGTCACATACTAACACCCAAAATGTTCAACGACTGTCAATCATGTGACAAACCACTAGAACTAAATGTAAGATAAAGTAAACAGGCTGGTAGCCCTGCGCCTTGCGACAGGGCTACCTGCCAAGTACAAAACTAATCAGAAACTAACATAGGAGAGAAAATGCACAACGAAGTCACAATCACAGGCACAATCAAGAACATCAAGACATATAAGAACGAACGCGGAACACTACTCACAGGCTGGCTTGACCAGCGTGATGTGAGCCGTATGGCTGATGGCACTGCAGACCGACAGGTATATGTAGTCGGTATGAACATCATTGCACTAGATGATTCCACCGTAGGTGAAATCCTAGGCGTGAGCAAAGCAGGAACAGAAGCAACAGCACCAATCACAGTGACAGGACGGTTAGTTACAAAGTTTGACCGCCGTCAGAATATCGAAGAGAGCAAGCGCCGAGCACCATTCGCGCAACTAGAAGTACATGCAGTAGAGGTTACAGCCTAAAACACAGGAGGGTGGGTGGCTAGCAATAGTCACTCACTCTCCCTTTTTTTATTGCGCCAGGTACCGTAATCGGTAGCAGGGAACAAGTTTTATTTATATCACATACAAAGGAGACTGACATGTATTTAACTACAGGAGATATGATAGGCATAACTATTGCGCTATCATCATCTATCTTTATTATAGTAATAACTACGATTGCAAACTATCAGATACAAAAAGAAAATAAATTCTTGCGTACTAGGCTAAGAGTACAACGCGAGTATTGCAGAGAACAACATGTAAAGGTACCATTCTAATGACATTGACAGAAGCAATAGAGTCGATAGAATATGGCATGTGTTCTATATGTAAAGCACAACATGAGTTCCCTAATGTTAAGTGCGATTACATGGACGGACACATAGATGAAAATGGTATCTACTATTCAGGAGGGGTGATGTAATGGGACTAGACATGTATTTATATCAGAAAGAAACCAGTGAAGTAGCATACTGGCGTAAGGCTAATGCTATTCATGGTTGGATTATAAACAACAGTGGTGCAGTAGATGACTGCACACCTATCCATATCAGCAAGAATACTCTCATCCAATTGAGAGATGATTGCCAGAAGGTATTAGAAGAAGGTGACGCAGATACAGCACTAGAATTACTACCACCTAGCAGTGGATTCTTCTTTGGTAGTAGTGAACTAGATGATTGGTACTGGGATAATATTAAAGAAACAGTTACAAAACTAACTGAGATTATAGACAATACAATTGATGACCAAGAGTTCGAATATCACGCGAGTTGGTAAAGGAGAATACAATGACAGAGCCAAGAGAAGATGATGACATATCACTAGACAAAGACAGTGAGTGCGAAGACTGCGGTAACTTTATGTTCGAGTGTGTATGCAGTACACCAGACGAACCATTTGATGTGGTCTATGCTGACTAGTATCCTAAGAAAATACTTTGCAAGTATAAGCATAGCCGTGCTTACATTTGCTAGCATGATAGGCATACCTATCAAACAACTAGCACATCAACCAGACTATGACCCATGTCGTATTGAGTTAGGTCCTACAGTATGGAGTAAGCAAAAGGCTAAGGCTTATGCCCTTGCATACATGAAACTACATCATCCAACATGGACTAAGGCTGAGTGGCGTTCACTTAATAAACTATGGGGCAAAGAGTCAGCATGGAATATGTATGCGGATAACCCTGAGTCCAGTGCGTATGGTATTGCACAAATTCTAAACACTGAACCTGGTACTCCAGCCCCTCTCCAAATTGAGAAGGGGCTGTCGTATATTGTTCATCGTTACGACAAGCCATCAATAGCATGGGCACACCATAGAAAGCATGGCTGGTATTGACATGAAATCATATTACATTATACAATGTGAAATAGAAGTCGAAGCAAGTGATGACGACACAGCGTTGTCATTACTAATAGACACCATAGGATTCAGTGGATTTAAAATGATTCGCTGGATAGATACATCACTATCAGAAAGAGAGAGAGCAAATGCAGAAGACAATGACAATCAATGACCGACTCGTAGAGTTGGGCACACTAGAAGAGAATGAAGCAATATCAGTCCAGCGTGTAGGCGCACGACTAGTTGATGAATTCTTAGGTTCATACCCAGCACCAATCCACAATGATGAGATAGTAGCAAATGTTTTGTACTATCTAACAGACATTCAAGTGCGTGACTATGCACTTGGATTGCTTGGTCAATACAGTGACCGCCGTATTGAATTAGCGCTGACTTATCTAAGAGATGTAGCACCAACAGATACTATCTATATCAATGCACCATCAACATTACTTGCCGTGTTATACTATGAACAAGGCAATAAAGCAGATGGATTTCTTACGCTATCAAATGCGCAAGAAGACTACTCACTGCGCTTACTACTTGACCGTGTATTCAAATCAAACTGGGACATTGGAGGATTCGCACGCATGCGTGCAGAACTACATCCTATAGTAACAGCAAAAATCTTTGGAGAGGACAACTAATGCTACAAGTTAGCGAAGAATATAATAATCAAGTTGTAGCCAAGATGAACAAACAGGCTTGGGTACAAGCAGGCACTGCTGTCAATGCTGGCTCTGCATCAGAGGCTGCACGACAGGCTGGGCTTGACTGGACTGTACAATTAACAGACATATACTCACAACGTGAAGTACCTGTCAGTGGTCTAGAAAGTTGGACAGAAAAACTAATTGTTCCAAAACGACAAGCCGTTGTAAAGATTATGCCTGGCTGTTCAATAGCAGATGAAGTTATAGGTGTAGTCGGTGACAAGTACAAGGTAGTGCAAAACATGGAAGTATTCTCTGCACTAGACGCACTGGTTGATTCGGGTGACGCACGGTATACAGCAGCAGGTGAGTACAACAATGGTGCTAACATCTGGATGGTAATGGAACTACCAGTTGGAGTAACCGTAGCGGATGACCCACATGCTGCCTTCTTACTAGTACAATCATCACATGATGGCTCATGTGCAGTACGTATTCGTCCTATCATTGAGCGTTTGTATTGCGCTAATCAAATCAATCGCATCATCAAAGGTAAGCATAAGAATGCATACACCTATGTTATGAAGCACACTACTAACTCTGAGTTGTCAGTCAATGACATACGCAACATCACTCAGTTAACTTATGATTCTATTCAACAGTATGAAACAATAGCAAGTACGCTATTGCAAGTTGAGGTTGATGAACGTAAAGTTAAGAACATCTTCAAGGCTGTATGGGCACTACCATCAGAGATTGAAGAAGCACCCGACCATTTACTATCACAAGGTCAACGCCGTCAACGCACCATTGCGCTCAATGGACGTGACTCAGCATGGAATATTTACAGCCAGTCACCTACACAGGAAAACATCAGAGGCACAGCCTTTGGTGTATGGCAGGCAGTCATTGAACATGCCGACCATCATGCTTCTGGTGGCTCTGACAAGCGTGCCATTGCCACCATCAGCGGACGCAATGACCGCATCAAAGACAAAGCACTAGAGTTAGTGCTTGCTTAAATTTCCACACACATGGATAGAAATCCATAAACGTGGATACGCATAACTTGTATAGTCATATCCTTAGACAATACAAGGGACGTTTCACTGGGTTGCTCCGCCAGTGGCGAACACGGAGCACACACAAACAACGAGAGGGAAACATGAACACAATCCAAGTAACAACAGCAGAAGGTACAGTAAACTATACAGAAGCAGAAGTACTGCACTTTATGACAAGGTCAAAGGAACTCAACGTATATGCAGAAGAAGTTGACAACAAGCGGAAAGAACTCCGTAACCTACGTAATGAAGTCCGTGATTTCTTCAGTGAAGGTGAATGGTCAAACGGTGAGCAGACAGTCAACAAGCCTGAAGTCAATGACTTGCTCGAACGTATCGGCAGCGACAAACTTACAACCAAATACAGAGGAACCTTTACTATCACAGGTTCATTCAATGTTGAAGTAGAAGATGAAGATGAGATTCAAAGTATCATTGAAGATAATACTGATGTCTCAAACTATTCTGCTGACATGGAAGTAGAAGGTATTGAAATCTTTGACATCGAAGAAGACAACTAATGACCTCAGCGTACTTACCATACAATGGTACTGCTGGTTGGTCAGGTACAGATACATCTGAGCAGAGAGCATTAGATAATATCCAATCTGGTCGTGAGTTAAATAACCAACAAAAAGCATTACACCTATTAAAACATATGGGTAAATTAGGGCTAACTTGGAAAGAGTTAGCACAAGAAACAGGATGGCATCACGGTACGGCAAGTGGCGTGTTGTCAGTACTGCATCAATCAGGCGCAATCGTACGACTATACAGTGCACGCAATAGGTGTAAAATATACGTACATCAAGATTTCAAAGATGATGTTAAGTATGTTGTATATAAAAAGCCTGAAAGATTTTGTCCGCATTGCGGCAATGACATCAACGCATAGTCCGTCAACTATGTGATATGATGGGACAACTAGTAGGGCGGTAGGTTTTGGCTCTCTCCTTGTCCTACCCCTTACTAGTATCTAATCAAAGGAGAAACATGGCAGAGGTAGAAATACCAAGAGATAGATACGGTAGACCTATGGTTGTACCACCGAAAGGTGGTAAGCCAGTACCTTACACACGGACTACTACAGTTGCAGGTTCACTAGATGATGGCACTGGATTAGTAGCATGGAAGTTACGTATGGCAGCAGCAGGATTAACACTGCGCCCTGACCTATTGCTAGCAGCATCAGCACATAGAGATAATAAGTTAGAGATGGACAAGTTAGTAGAAGATGCAATGGAAGCAGCAGGTGCTACTACTCAAGCAACTATTGGTACTGCACTACATACATTGACAGAAAAGTATGACAGAGGTGAAGACCTCGGTGTTATACCAGAAGATTATGTTGCAGACATTCAAGCATATGCAGATGCAACTCGACAGTTCGAGAATATAAACATTGAACAGTTCTGTGTGCTAGATAAGTTTAAGATTGCTGGCACACCTGACCGTATCGTTAGATACAAAGGTGAGTTATATATCTCTGACCTCAAGACAGGTAGCATTTCATACCCAAACAAGATTGCTATGCAGTTAGCAGTGTATGCACACGGCTTGCCGTACGACCCTGCTACGGCAACCCGCGGTAGTTGGGGAGATGTCAATCAAGAAAAAGGAATCATTGTCCACTTACCTGCGGGTAGTGGTAAATGTGAGATACACTTTGTTGACATCAAGCAAGGATGGAAAGGTATAGAACTAGCAATGAAAGTTCGTGCTTTTCGAGATACAAAAAAATCCCTAGTAACACCAATAATCAAGGAGTAACATGACACATAGCGAAGCACCAATCAGTATCACAGTTAAATCACCAGCAGGTTCTTTAGTTACAGTACGTGCTGACAATGCAGAAGAACTAGACCAGACAGTTGCACTAACAGTAGCGTCACTATCATCTGCAGTAGTAGAACTAGAAGCAGCAGTGCGTGGCACCAATGCAGCAGTGCCACCTAACCCAACAGTTGCAGGCATTGCATCACAGTTTGGTGCAACAATAGTTGCTGAGACATCAGCACCATCATTTGTATCTCCAGGAGCAGGCGCACGTCAGTGTCCTCACGGTACAATGACACGCATCCATGGCATGACTGGTAAGTTTGGTCCATACAAGGGACACTTCTGCCCTGCTAAACAAGGAGACCCAACCAAGTGCACCACAGTATATGTTAAGGCAGGTTCAGCAGAGTTTGCTTCATTCACAGCAGACCAAACAAAGGCATAAATGAAAACATTACGCCGTAGTATCGGTAAGCCAGAGGTGGGGGGAGAACCATTACCCCCACCTTTTCAGGCTTTTCAACGTGAAGGTATCATCTTGCGTAGAGCAGAAGTCACAGTCATAGCAGGTACTCCAGGCGCAGGTAAGTCATCTATTGCATTACATATCGCAGCAAGATTAAAACAACCAACACTATACTTTTCTGCAGATACTAATGCACATACAATGGCAATGCGTTTGCTTGCTATGAAAGCCAAGATTACACAGCAAGAAGCAGAGTACATGCTTAAGACAGATGGAACTAAAGCAGAAGAATATCTGCGTGAGTTCTCTGGTATGTACTGGTCCTTTGAACCATCACCTACACTTAAAGATTTAGATGATGAAGTCTCAGCATTTGAGACTATGTGGGGCAGAAGCCCTACTCTTATAGTCGTAGATAATCTTATGGACATAGCCATTGATGGACACGAAGAATTTGCAGGTATGCGACAAGTTATGAAAGAGTTAAAGTTCTTAGCCCGTGATACCAATGCAGCAGTACTTGTGCTACACCATACTCAAGAAGGTTCAATGGGCTATCCTTGCCAGCCACGCTCAGCGTTGCAAGGTAAGGTAGCGCAGATACCAGCAATGGTATTAACAATAGGACAGATGATGCAAGGACAGGATGCATACTTGTGTGTAGCCCCAGTTAAAAATAGATATGGTAAGGCTGACCCAACAGGTAATACTTATATATCTTTATCATTCGACCCAGCATCTATGTATCTTGAAGACATAGTGCGTGACTATAGACAGGTGGAGATGACAGTATGAAAGTAACAGAAGAAAGAGCAATAAGAGAACTCATCTGTAGTATATGTGATGATTGTTTAAAGTCATTAACAAAATGTCAATGCGAAAAACAATATGAGTAGTGCAGCCAAGGCTAAAGGCAGTGGAGCAGAGCGAGATGTAGTTAAGTATTTAAAAGAATGGTTTCCATATGTAGATAGGCGATTGGCTGGTGCTACGCTAGACAAAGGTGACATCAGTGGTATACCTGGAGTTACAATTGAAATAAAGAATCATGCCAAGATGAACTTGGCTGGATGGACAGAAGAATTGTTAACCGAGATGGCTAACGATAAGGCATGGACAGGTGTAGTGTGGCACAAACGGGTGGGTAGGGGAAGTCCAGCCGATTGGTACTGCACTATGCCTGGACATGTATATGTAAACTTACTAAGGAGAGCACTTGGAGAAGCCAAGCATTGAAAAGTATCTTCATTACATAGGTGCAGATACACCAGCAACAGGTGCTGGCTGGCGTAAAATGAAGTGTCCCTTTCATCACGATAGTCATGCATCAGCAGCAGTTAACTACGACAAGAACGCCTTTGTCTGCCACGGGTGTGGTGTCAAAGGCGATACTTATTCTCTAATTATGTACAAAGAAGGTGGTGATTACCGTGAGGCTCTCAAGTTCGCAGAAGAATTTCTTATTACAGGCAACACAGAGATACGCAGCAAAGATAGAACTAGCAGAACAGTATCTATTAAGCCGTCAACTCTCGGTAGAAGAGGCAAAAATATTTCACTTGGGAGTGGTAGAAGACCCACTTCCAGGGCATGAGGCTTACATAGGCAGACTAGCCATACCTTACATCACGCCATCGGGCGTGGTTGATATTAGATTCCGTGGCATAAACAACGAAGACCCTAAGTATATGGGATTAGTTGGTGCTAAGACTACAATGTTTAATACACAGGCTTGCTTTGTTGCAGACAAATACATATGCGTAACCGAAGGTGAATTTGATTGCATCATGATGTCAGTTAAAACTTTACACCCTACGATTGGTATACCAGGTGCTAACAATTGGAAACCTCACTACGCTAAGATACTAGATGACTTCGATACAGTTATAGTATTAGCAGACGGAGATGCAGCAGGACTAGAGTTCGGCAAGAAGATAAGTAGAGAGTTAGGTAACGTAAACATTGTGAGTATGCCAGAAGGCGAAGATGTAAACAGCATGATGATTAAGAAAGGCAGTGATTGGATTGACGAACGAATCGGAAAATGCATTACCCCTTGATGAAAGTTTTTGGGCACACTTAGAACATAGTGGCTTTACCATTGCTATCCCAGTATCAGAAGACAAGATTATGAATGTCAATGAAGTACTAGAAGACATCTACTACACCATTGATGAAGACCCAGAGGAAGCACAGCGTCTAATCATAATGATGGCTGCAATCCTAATAGCATCTAAAGATGGCATGGCTGATAAGGTATGGGAAGAAATGACCATCTCTGAATCCATGAAATCCCTTGATAAAGAGATAGGAAAAATACTTAATGAAGAATCCTGATGATGCTAAAGTCATTGTAAATCAACTACTTCAGACCCTTTATGATAAGCATAAAGATTATGGTCCACTCAATATTGCAGGTGCACCTGGCGGTGCAATGAATGGATTGCGTGTGCGTATGTATGACAAGTTGGCTAGACTTAACAACCTGCTAGATACGGGCGACACGCCCAAGTATGAATCATTAGAAGATACTCTACTTGACCTTGCAAACTATGCCATAATCGGCTTGCTAGTCCAACGCGGACAGTGGGAAGGTTTACCCAATTTAAATGGCGAAACAAAAACGAGTAGTAGTCCTCAGCGACCTACAAATACCATATCAAAATAACACAGCAGTCCAAGCAACATTAGATTTTATTCAATATTATAAACCAGATGAACTCTGGTGTGTGGGTGATGAACTAGATGCACCCGAACCTAGCCGTTGGAACAAAGGAATGGCTGGTGAATATGCAGAAACACTACAAGAAAGTATTGATTTAACACATCAAATTATGCGCAACTATCGCGCAGCATTAGGTAAGAAACCATTCTATATTCAACGCAGTAATCATACTGACCGCATTGATACTTACATGCGCAAGTATGCACCTGCATTTATGTCACTTAAGTCATTAGAGATTGAACAGTTACTTGGCTATGACAAGTTAGGTGTTACTTACTTACATAAGATGCATGAGTTGCTACCTGGCTGGGTCATGGCACACGGTGACGAAGGCGCACTTAATCGTGCACCAGGGGCTACCGCTTTAAATTTAGCCAAACGATTAGGCAAGTCAGTAGTCTGTGGACACACGCACCGCGTGGGTTTGCAACATGAAACAACTGGCTTCTATGGCAATACAAATACGCTCTACGGTTTAGAAGTGGGGCATATGATGAATATTAAACAGGCAAGTTACCTTACATCAGGCAGTGCCAATTGGCAGACAGGTATTGGTATTCTTGTACAAGATGGCACAAACGTAACACCATTTGCTGTACCAATTGTTAACGGCGAGGTAATTATCCCCTAATGAATTACATTGAGGATTATAACAATTTGGTACAAACTCTAGCCACAGAATATGCACGTAAATATACTATGGTAGAGCGCAATGATATAGCGCAAGAGTTGTGGGTATGGTTTGTAGCGCACCCACGCAAGTACAAAGAATGGTCTGAGTTAAAACAAAAAGACCAAGATAAACTTATTGCTAAATCGCTGCGTAATGCAGCGCTTAAGTTCTGTGAAAAAGAAAAGGCAAAGAAAATTGGATACGATATGTCTGATTTATACTACTATGACACCTCAGTTATAGAAGTTTTTCTTCCTTCAATTATAGGAGATTCCTATGAAATACCCACAAAGATTAAAGACTTAGGTGGGACAATCAAAACAAGTGAGATTTCAGATGGTAACAATTGGTTATCATTAAGGTCTGATATATTATCAGCCTACAACAAATTATCTAAAGCAAAACAAAATGTATTACGCTTACGCTTTAGTGTAGAACAACCTGACTGGGTATTGCTTTCTAAAGATATGGATAGCACACCAGATGGTGCACGTATGAAGGTACAACGAGCAATTAATTCCTTGATTAAAAATCTTGGTGGTTGGAGAACATACAATGAACCTGATGTTACTGAAGTTAAAGAAACAGTAGAAGAAAATGTATGAGACATATCTAGATTGGTTGAGCATACATGAGTACGATGCCAGTGAATGACCTTAGAGGGCAGCCTGCATTTGCATGCATCTGTGGTTGCATGATGTTTGAGATAACAGTAATGTGGGACATAGAAACAAGAGAGGTCACATGGTATGACCTTGCTCAGAAATGCAAAGAGTGTGGAACTATTACAACTGCACCTACACCTATGGACTGGAGAGATTGCGAGTAATGCCTAAGTATGACTTTAAATGCGAAACATGTGGCAGCGTGGTGGAACTATCGGACTCGGCACCAATCCCATGTAACACATGCGGAGAAACAATGGTTAGAATCTGGACAGCCCCAGCCGTTAAATTTAATGGCACGGGTTTCTATTCAACAGGAGGATAATGTTACTATCAAACGATTTGATATGGGTAGACCAAGCAAATTGTAAAGGCATAGATACTAACGATTTCTTTGTAGAAGATGGTAAAAAACAATATGAAAATGAACCAATACTTAAACGCATCTGTGGTTCATGTGAAGTAAAAGCAGAATGCCTTGACTATGCATTGCACAACAATGTAACTGGGTATTGGGGTGGTGCTACAGAAAAAACTAGGCAAACAATGCGTCAAAAACTTGGCATCACAGCAAAAGGATTAGCCTTCGAGGGGCTGTACAAATAAAAAAGACCCCCGCCTGGTAGTTTAAAATACCAGAGCGGGGGCTTCTAATTTATATAGGTATTACTTCTTAGTGATACCAAACTCTTTTGCTGATGGGTCAAGTGCCTTAAGAATTGGACCTACTAGACCAGCAACAAAAGCAGATGCCAATGTCTTAGGGTCATGTACGCCAGTCATATACAAACCTGCTGCTACTGCTGCTGCAGAACGTAAGTATGTTAGAGCAATCTGTTTAATCTTTTCGTTGTTCATAGTGTTCCTTTACTTTAGTTTCATCTTGATTACACGTGCTTTTACCTGTTCAGGTGTCTCTACTATTTCAAAATGCATATCATCTTTGCGAGTTTTATAGGTGTAGCCACCGCGTAGCCCATACTTCTTGCAAAGAATATCTAATGTCTTGCGCTGTTCAACAGTAAAGGTATCCGCTTTACCAAGTGGATGCTTAACTGCATTAAGGTCAATGGCAGTACCAGATGAGTGGTTAGATAAATCTTCTGTCTTACCACGAACTTGACGGTATGCATACGACCAGTCATCAAAGGTTCCCTCTTCAAGAGGTTCTACTGTGGTATGAAACTCAGCAGCAAATGCTGCTAATACTGGACCACAGATTTCATTGCATTGCAATTTAATTTTAGTACCAGCAACAGGAAAATGCTTAATATTAATTGCTTCTTTATCCTTAGATGCAACCCAACCATTTTGGCTATGTTCAACTGTCATTCATTATCTCCATTACGTAGTGGATAAGTAATAGCCCAAGCAACAAGTGTGCCTGCAATTGCATAACCAACTACCGTTTTTGCTGAACCATCAAGGACTACCCAAGCAATAAACATGCCTAGTAAAGTCCATAGTTGTTCAACCATATCTTTGATTATCTTCTTCATGGTTTTCTCCTATAGGCTGCTGCTCCTGCCATACCTGCTGCGTTAACTGCAGCCTGTCCAGCAATAACTGATGCAATAATAATTTTCTCTGACTCAACTCGCTCTTCATCTGACATGTCAGCACCAATACTGGCAATAGCAAGCAACGCTTGCGCTGGGTCAGTAAAAATGGCTGCAACAAGGGCTGCAGGACTTTCAAGTACTACCAATGCAGCAGCAACTTCGGCTGTAATTACAACCTCATTGCCGTTTTCATCCTTACGTACCTCAACTGGTGTCTCAGGAGGTAGGTCAGCATAGGTAAGACCAGCATCTGCAATTGCTTGTGCTGTCACAGGCTCACCATGAGCCTGCTCAATAATTGCCTGTGCTACTATTTCTTTCTCAGCATCAGTAGCATCTGGTGCTGCAACAATAGGAGGTTCAGGTGCAATATCAATTACGGGTTCTGGCGCATTCTCTGGAATTGGTTCTGGCTCAGGCTCAGGCTCTGGTGCAGGCTGTTCCTCTAGGGGAGGCAGAGGTTGAGGCTCAGGCGCAACTTCTTCTACAGGAATTGGTGCGGGTTCAGCGACAGGTTCTGGCAATGGAGCAGGTGGTTCTTCTACAGGAACAGGCGCTGGTTCAGGTTCAGGAATAACTATAGGAGCCACCACAGGAGGCTCTGGAGCAGGCTCTGGGGCAGGCTGAGCCACAGGTGTAGGCATAGGTTCAGGTTGTACTACAGGAACAGGAGCAGGAATAGGCGTTGGTTCTGGTGTAGGTTGTGGAACAACAGGTATAATTACAACTGTAACTGTATCTATAATAGTAGTTGAAGTTTCAACTACAGAAGTAGGAGTATCAGATGGACTTGGTAATGGCGTTGGGGTCGGGCTGGGTTGTGGGCTTAATTCTGGGGATGGTGACGGGCTTGGTGCTGTCACTGTTTCTACTGAAGGAGACGGGGATGCAGTGGCGGTGGCAGACTCGGAAGGAGAAGGTAACGCAGAAGCGGTCACAGTATCCTGAAGAGTGGGGGCGGGACTGGGACTAGGAGCAGGAGTAGGCGCAATACCATTGTAGTATCGTCCTATGCCTGTGTAGTTATCACTTAGGTAAGTGGTCCATTGACCACCAAATCCACCTTCACAAAACAATCTTGCTATGTCACCCTTGCCATTGAAGTAAGAGTTGTCAGCATCCCAACCAGTGGTTGCAGTATGCGTTTCACCAGCAGGATTAGCACAAAGAATTGTTACACCTCTAACCATTAACTCTGGTGGTGTTGCAGCAGCAGATGGCATAAAGAAAAAAAAAGTTCCTAATATAAGGAACCATACTGCAAGTAAACGGGGAAGTTTCACTTGTACCTTTCGGGTTAGTTGTTAGTCATCCTCATCAATCCATTCAGATATATCAATATCTGGTACTGGCATGCCCCATGCTGGCTCAGGTAATATAAATCCCATTAGTTTTTCTCACATAACATTTTATAAATATCATCCACGCGATTTTCAACACGGTTCAACCTATCTGAAACACTGCTCCCACCATTGGGTTTAAGTTCCGTTAAATAGTGTTTAACCATCCAGCGAATCATAAGTGCAAACGCACCTACAAGAGATGTAATTGACAGGGCAAATGCAACCCAATCTTGTGGTGTCATAGTGTTATACCGTTCTGATAGTTATGTCTATAACGCCACCAAAGCCATCAAAGCGCTTATCGGGTGGTGTCATACGGGTGAATGTAACTTCTTGTATTACTGCCTGTTGTGATTCTCCTGTTGTCAGGTCTTGCCAAGTGAGAACATCACCTGACTTTTCAATCTCTTCTAACAATTGCATACGAGCATATGCTCTACCACTGTAACCAATTACAGTATTAAACCTGTCAGTTTCTACATCAAAACAATAGACAGGAAACTTAATCATACGTTGGCGTGGAGTAGCAATAGTTGCTTTAGCCTGATAGCCCTTAAAAGTTGGACCAGTAGTAGTATCTGTAGTATCACGGTCAAGTGTAAACTTATATGCAAGAAATTCTTGTGCTACTTCAGGCTGAGTTGTAGTTACTTCTACTGCATCTACACCTGAGTTATAAGTAATGTGGTCATACTGTGTATCAGAACCAGTTGCACCTGTAGCAAGAGATGACAGTGTAAAATTGCCAGATGTAAATGCGCCACGTGCAATCAGACGCTTATAGTTTTTAGGTTCTAGGGTAGAAAATCTAATCTTACCTGTAGTTATAGAGCCAGTTGCTGATAAGACTGTGGCTGATTGAATGGCTATGCCATTACTGCCTGATGTAGTAAATGCTATCTGGTCTGTATTGCCTACAAAATCTACGCTAGTAGCATATCCAGTAGCACTGCTTAAGTAAGCATCTTTAGCATAAGCAAAACGTAGAGATTCAATCTCTGCACCTAGGTCAACACGATATAAACCAGCATAGCCATCAATTGTACCTGCAGCCCAAACAAATCTATCGCGGAAAGCAAAGTCACGAACACCATTAGTATCCTCAAATATCAATGGACCATAGGATAGGTCACCAGTTGTATCTGAAATTGTAGCCACACGCATACCTTTATTAGTACCAATCATTAGGTATCCAAGGTACGACTCAATCTTATAGACTATCTCCCCAACTGGCAGTTGTGCTGCTACAATCCCTGATGTCAGGGTAGGCATAGAACCACCAGAAGATAGAACAAACTTGTAGATGGCGGAGTTACCGCCAGCATAACCCGCAGCATAGATAGCAGAGCCACCTTCAGATATAGATGACCATATCCAAGAAGTATTAGGATGTGTGTATAACGGTGTAGGTAGTGCAAGTGCACTACCAGTAGCACCAGTTAATTCATAAACAGAGTTAGTAACAGCACCAACAAGACGTTGCTTAACCCAAGCAAGAGTGGCGCGTGTGCCAGTTACATAGTATTCAGTCCAGCCAGTTGAAGCAGCGTTAAGTGGACCCACGTAAACGTGGTCATTATCAGCAGCAAACAAGCGTGTGCCATCTGTTATTACTGCACCATCTAGTATGTTACCTAGATTAGTAGGAGCATATGTAGTTACTACTGTGCCATCTGCTTGAAAAGATTTCATTGTTGTAGAGCCAGGAATATATCCAACAACTACGTTAGTACTACCAGATACTCCAGAGATAAGTTTATAAATACCACTAGTAACACCAGACATATTGGCTGTCTCTTTAAGTAAAGTTACCTGTCCTTTAGTCCATACATCTACATTGCTTGAGTCAGTAAAACGGTGGCTAACTGATTCACCTGCAGATGGGTCATAAAACTTAATGCCAGTACCATTATGGAAAGAAGACTGGCTTCTTAACCACCAACCAGTGAGTGATTGCTCACCTGGTTCTGCTCCAATATCTGACTGGTCTTTACTAAATGGTGCAGTCTGACGGATGTACGGACGAGCATCACTAATAGCATAAAAGAATGGCAAACCACCTACTGCTACATCATATGACTCGTTAGTATTTTGCCAAGTAGAAGTAGATGAAACAATACCTAAGTCAATAGCAATAGAACGACCAATGCTGGCAGTTGACGAGCCTCTACCTTCAGTTATATCCCTAGTTGCCACGTTACTCCTTAAGGTTATTTGTACTCTTTATTTTGTCTAAACATAGTCTTGTATCTATCAAAGAATCTAGTATTTAATTTATTTGTTAAGTTTGCCTGTTCTTTAATTTCTTTTTCTCCACCAAATTGCATAGTCCAAGACTCTCGTTTGAATGGTATAACCTGAGCAATAGGAGTTCCTTTAGGAATTAACCCTTCAAACTCTGGGTCATTAACTGTAAACGGAAAGTTAACTGGAGCATAGTATTCATCTGTATCTACAATTCCTGGAAAGATTGCAAAGACTGACTCACGGTGCATAGGTTCTACAAACATTGTTGAGTACCCTTTAGGGGTACGGATAGACCAGTAGTTATTCCACTTGGGATATGCGTGTTTATTTCTTTTTGGATGTGCTGGTGCTTGTTCAATAGGATGGAATTTAATAAGATTTAATGAAGACCATTCAAAAAATTGTTCACCATCTTTAATGGTTACATATATATCGGCAGGAGACGTAATGATATAACCAGCATTGATAGCATCAAAGACTGGCATACAACGTTTAATTGTAGCCTTACTTCCACCATCACCATTTGGTTTTTTATCTCCACCAATATGTGATTCCATATTTTTGTACCAATCTGGAATGAACTTGGAAGCAGGTTGTGGCTGCTCCAAGCCATCGAATCCAGATATGTTTGTAAACGTAATATTCATTTGCGTCCCCTAATTACATTTTTTTTAGAATTTTAATACGTAAACTACGCCAGGGCGTCCTGCAGCACCAGCACGTGCAGTAGGAGTTCCGTTTGAAGCACCACCGCCGCCACCGCCTGCGCCGTAGCCATTTCCGCTATTAGCAACTCCGCCGTCTTCACCACCATTGCCGCCTGTACCAATAGTTGCACTTCCACTAAAGAAACTATATGCAGTTGTTAAACTTGAGCCGCTAAGTCCACGATAATTATCATTTCGGTACATTGCCGTACCTGCTGTACCACCAGACGCAGATTGCGCTCCAATAGATGTGCTAGTGCCAGCGTTGCCACCTACTGTTGCAGCACCGCCATTACCAGCAGTTCCAATTGTGACGGATAAGTTTCCCGTTAGTTGTAAGATTCCATAGGATGCTGTACCAGCACCACCGCCTTGTCCTCCGTTGGCTCCACTGTTTCCGCTACCGCCGCCGCCTCCACCTGGACCGATAGCAAGAACATATCCATAGCCAGATGTTGATGTACCAGTATAGGTTCCGCTTGAAGTAATTGTGTCAAGAGTTCCACTAAATGTGCTTGTTAAAGCAGAAGCAGTCAGCGTAATTGTGACAACAACACTAGAACCAGTATCTGTCCACACTCTAATTCTATCTGCAGTAGTTCCAAGATTGATTGTTACTGTTCCGCTACTTGTTGTTGCAGTTGTAATAAGAGTGCTTATATCTGAATAGAATTGTACATTTGCAATAGTTGTGTTTACGCAAGTAATTGTATAAACACCAGGAGCAAATGTTTGGTTTAATCCATAAAGAGTATTTGCAGATGTGCAAGTTACCGCACTAGCATTAATAGAAGATGAGGATGGTGTCGGAAATACTGCTGATGCCATTATACTATCTCCACTCCGCTGATATGAAATTTAACTGTAACTGCTGATGCAAGACCAGCAATAATCTTAGTTGTTGCAAGCACTTGTTTAAGGTCAAATGTTGCAGTTGAGTTAGCAGCAATGGCTGCGTCCTTAAACAAATCAACAGCGTCAAGCGTAATAGTAAATGTTGCTGCAGATGATGCAGAGTTAGTCACCACAATGTTAGTTACAACCGTAGTGGTTGATGCTGGTACTGTGTATAGTGTCGTGCTTGATGTTGCTGCTGCTATACGAGCCAGCGCTTTAGTTGTTGTAGCCATTAGTTACTACCTTTCGATTGTTAGTTAGAAAAAAAGTTTTATTTTGTCTTAGTTTATTTGCCAATTTTAAGTCCTTCAGGAATAGGTTTTGAATAATTCCAGGTCTCGATGTATGCGCCTGTGCCGTCTGAATCATCCCGAAGCATGATTGTGCCATCATAAAATGAAGCGCTATCAATTAATTCAGGATATTCTGCAATGATTAAATCGTAAAGTGACATTATGACCTGATTCCTATTCCGCTGAACATTGTATCTACCTGACCGTAATTTAAAGTTGAACTTGAAGTTGAATACACATAAACTTCCATATAATCACTTGAGCCGTTGAAATACATCAAAGTTGAACCGCCCATACCTAATTCACCCGCTGTGCTACCTCGGCGAATATTGTTTTGGAATGTTGCATAGGCACTTCCGTTTTTATAAAAAGTGAAGATATTTCGATTTCCATCGTTAGTCGTGTCAAGGTAAAGATTTGCATTTATTTGATAATAGCCCGATTTAGTTGGAGTAAATCGGTAATTAGTTGTTGAATCAAAGCAACTATCGGTGTCAAAACTCTCGGCGTTAAATTGAACCTTTGTCCATGTAGCCGCTGAAATTGATTGATTAGATGTGCCCCTGTATGCAAAAAATGCAGGAAGTGCCGTATAAGAAGACACGGTTGTCCAAGCAGGAACCCCACTAGATACGGTAAGAACCTGAGCGGAAGAACCTATACCTAGGCGAGCAGGTGTGTTAGCACCTGACGCATAGATAATGTCACCAGTTGTAGTTGTAAGAGTCTTAGGAATGTATGTTGATGAGGCAGTTGCTGTTGCCAACTTAGCATCAATCTGTGTCTGAATAGCAGAGGTAACACCATCTAGGTATCCAAGTTCAGTTGTGGACACGTTAGCATTAATTGCTTGCTTACCATCTATTTGAGTTTGGATGGCAGAAGTGACTCCATCTACATAGCCAAGTTCTGTGGCAGATACGGCAGCAAATGCTGCTGCGGAGTTTGCTAGGTCTCTTGCTTTAGTCATTATAGTGCTCCCATTAGGCTAAGTGTTTGAAAATCTTTAACGCTTCCAAATGCTCCAGAAGCAGATAATGTAATATCACCAGATGCTGTTACTGTTCCAGTTAAAGTTGGTGCTGTTAATGTAAGACCAGCAATTGTTGTTACTGTGGCTCCTGAGTTAACAACCGTAGAGCCAATAGTTGGTGCTGAGTATCCAGATATTGTTGACCAAACTAATCCTGTGCCTGCAGTTGAGTCAGCCTGTAGGTATTGTCCGTTAGTTCCAACGCCTAGTCTGCCCACAGTGTCAGCAGCAGTACCTACAACTAAGTCACCCTTGGCATCTACTATAGATTGAGGAATGTCGGTTACTACGCTGAGTGCAGTAAAAGTAATAATCTCTAGCACATCAGATGCAACAAGGGCAGCAAGTGCTGTAATACTTGAGCCAGTAGTTGCTGTGTAATCTGTACCACGAACAAGAAGTACACCGTTAAGGTATACCTGCTCTTTGCCAACAATATATGCAAGAGTTTGAGAAGATGCATCAGCACCTGATACAGATGTTTCTCCACCTGTAGCAATAAACTTGTAACGATAGATTTCAGCAGATGAGGAGATAGAACCCCAAGCAGAACCTGTCCAAGCATACATAGTAGCGCCAGGAGTATTCCAGTAAATAGCACCAGTAATAAGTGAGTTGCCATCATTATCTAACGTTGGGGCAGATGACTTAGCACCTAAGTAGCGGTCATCAAAGTTGTCATAAGTTGTTGCAGCAGCGGCAGCAGAGGCTGCAGCAGCCGTAGCAGAACCAGCCACAGTATCAACATAGAGTTTAGTTGCAGCGTGTAAGTCTACAGTTGGAGCACCTGACAAGGTAAGAGCACCAGTCATTGTGCTACCAGACTTGAGTACTAAGGAATCATAGAATGTTCCACCAGATTGGATTGCTGTTGCAATTTCACCCAGAGTATCATAGATACCAGGCGCTGAGTTAATAAGATTATCTCGTTGTAAATCTACATATGCTTTAGTTGCAGCATCTTGTGCAAGAGTGGGGTCACCCATACCAGTAATCTTGCTAGTACCCATAGCAATAGCACCAGACATAGTGCCACCAGTTTTAGGTAACTTAGCATCTAATTGTGTTTGAATTGCTGATGTTACTCCATCAACATATCCAATTTCAGTAGATGATACTGTAGAAGATATACCAAGTTTAGTCCAGTCAATTGCAGCAGATGCATTGATGTCAGCATTAACAATAGTGCCATCTACTAAATCGGCAGAGGTAATAGTTCCGTTAAGGTTTAACTTACTGTAAGCAATAGCGGCTGCCGAATTTATATCAGCATTAACAATTGTATCGCTGGCAATCATTGTGCCAGTTACTGTGCCAGTATCACCAGTAGTAACTACAGTTCCAGTTACGTTAGGCAGTGTAATTGTACGGTCAGCAGTTGGGTCTGTTACTGTAAGAGTAGTTTCAAAAGCATCTGCAGTAGCACCTTCAAAGATAATGCTCGCATCATTAAGAATTAAACCAGTTACTGTTGGAGTAGTAATTGTAGGAGTAGCAATTGTTGGGCTAGTGCCAAAGACTACAGCGCCAGTACCTGTTTCACCAGTAACTGCAGCCAATAGATTTGCAGTAGTAGGAGTAGCAAGGAATGTGGCTACGCCTGTGCCAAGACCAGATACACCAGTTGAGATAGGAAGACCAGTAGCATTAGTAAGTGTTGCTGAAGTTGGAGTTCCTAGCACTGGTGTTACCAATGTAGGAGAAGTTGAAAGGACTGTATTACCAGTACCAGTTGAAGTTACTACACCAGTACCACCGTTGGCTACTGGCAATGTTCCAGTCACAGCAGTAGTCAAAGGCAATCCAGTCACATTTGTCATAACACCAGATGCTGGTGTACCTAGTGCTGGAGTAGTCAGAGTAGGAGCAGTTAAAGTCTTATTAGTTAAAGTTTGTGTGTTAGTTGTACCAACTACTGCACCTGTTGCTCCGTGTCCCGTGGTTGCTTCAATATGAGTATTGGCTTCGCTTAAGTCACGACCAATAACCATATGTCTGACTATTGCACCAGCAGAGTGGGCTACCGCAGTTGAGCCGTCAATACCTCTAGCAATGGTAAGAGTGTTACCAGATGCGTAGTTACTTACATCTACAATTTCTTCAAGAGCCGTATCAGGGTCAATGACAACGGTATAGGTTTCACCTACTGCGGGTGTCTTACCACCCATTAGGTTAGCACCAGAACCTACAGTCATAGTTACATCACCAGAGGTAATGCCGCTGCTTAGTGTGGTCTGTTGTGCTCTGGATGAGTATTTTCTAGTTGTCATTTATCTGCCTATCAAAGAGAATAGTGGACACGGATAGGATATTTGTCTTGCTGTTTCTTTATTTCTTCGTTTAGTCTTTGAGTAAACAAAGTATAAACTTGTCTAGTAAGTGATTGAGATGAGCCGTATGGACGCTTGGAGTCTGTCTCATCTGCCTGTGGGCTAACCATTGACGCACGTGCTGGGTCAAGATTAGACAGCAAACGATAGGTGGCACCAAGAATAACTAAGTCTTTGCAAGACTCAGGCAAACCAGTAGTGTCTGTAAATATATCTGCATTAGTAGAAAAAGAAGTTGGATTAGTAGAGTATACAATTTGAACAGTACGCCCTGAAGGAATGTAATCATATATAGATAAAGTTTGACCGCTGGTAAATGCAGTTGAGTTAGCATTACCATCAAAGCGGTAAGTACGGATAGGAATCCATTCTTTAGTTGCACCTAATGCCTGATATGCAACAGCAAGAATAGAACGAATGTTTAAAGTAGTACCAGTAGCAGGTAATCTAAAGGCTGAGACTGCAGCATTAGATGTAATAGTAGTTGTTTTGGCTGCAAAGATAGATGAACCAATTGCGGTAATAGTATCGTTGATTGCTCGCTTAATTACAAAACGTGGGAATGTAGGAGCAATAGTAACTTTAGTACCTGCTGTATGTGCAGCAAGAGTAGTACCTAGATATGCTCTACCATAAGGAGCAATAGTTGCTGTGTTACCAACTCGGTCATAGTTATCTACCCAAAATAGTTCTTCATCAATCTCAATGATGCCTTTGCCTACACTGTCAGTAGATGCAAGGGATAGAGTAATGGGTGCAGCAATAGTAGATGCAGTTGCTGCTACATCTGCCGTAATATGAGTAGCACGGTCTTGCTGAAGTGTATAACCTGAAAGGTTAATAGATACTTCATTAATCATATCCGTTAAAGTAGTCATTATACGTTTATGCTCCTTAGTGCTGCAACTGCAGATTTACCAGTAGTAGATGCAAGTTCATTGCAGATAGCATTAAGACCTTTGTATGCAGAAGGTTGACGAACAGCGCTGGCTTTATAGTTAAGGGCTGCAACTAAACCTAGACCAGTTGTGCCAGCATAAGTATTTGCTGCACCCTGTTGTGCTTTGCCAGTTGTACCAGCAAGGCGATTAAGTTCTGCAGTAAGACTGCTACCATCTTTGCCTAGTGCCATTAGTTATCCTTTTTTAGTAATGATTTTTTTACGTAAGGTTGCGCCTATTTTTATTTCTTTTTTATTAGGCAATTCTTTAGCATGCATTTTTCTATCGGCTTTCATATAAACAGATTTTTGAGCAGGAGTCATACCTTTAGTCATTTTTATATCTTGTTTTAATTCTGTTTTTGATGAACCATTTTTCATTATCTATATCCCGCCGTTTTCTTTGCAATTGATTTAGGTTGCTTTACAAATTGTTTACCTTTGGCATTACCTACAGCCTTGGCTTTATTGGTTGCTGCTTTTTCTGCAGGGCTTAAAGAAGCCCAAGCAGCAGCAGGCAAATATCTCTTCTTACCTTTTGATGGTGTGCCGTCAGAAGTCTTCCACTTCTGTGCACTCCAATTCTTAAGTGACTGTTGAGACTTAGCAAGTGCCATTACTTGTAGCCCCCGCCTGCCTTCTTATATTGAACCGCTAGCAGTTGCGCTTTACGCGCTGACCATTCCCCAGGGTCTCCACCTGCAGAGCCAGCCTTAATTTTCTTAAACAAAGAAGCACGCATTGTTGGCTTTGTATAGTTACCAGCAGCATTAACTGTTGATTTCTTTTTAACAGCCATTATTTTTTACTCTTGTTTCTTTTAGAAATTGCTGCAGCCTTAGCCTTAGCATCAGCCTTAGATGATGCACCCCAAGCCTGTAGAGATAAAAGCAATCTTGTTGGCGAGCCGTCAGGCTTGCGCTCTGGTCCTGGCATTCCGCCCATACGGGCTAGGAAAGATGCCCTTCTAGGGTTATCTCCAGACTTTACAGGGGCTTTAAGAGTGCCACCTTTATAAGATGCTCTACCTTTGGCATTGAGTCCACCTTTAGGATTCTTGCCTTCTTTACGTGTCCAGGCTGCTGTCATTATTTTTCCTTAGCCATACTTGTGAGTTTGATAGTAAAACTTTTGATTCTTCTTTGACTGCTCCTACAAAGGTATCTATTGACCAGCCTGGCTGGAACTCAATACCTCTAGGGTCTTCCCATAGATAGTCATCAAATGCCATAATCCCACCTGGCTTAAGTAATCGCCAAGCAAGCACTGCATCTTGTAGCACACCTTCTGCGGTGTGGTCTCCATCTATGTAGATAAAGTCAAAAGTTGGTTCTTCAATAGAACGAAGAAACTCTTTGCTGTCCATCTTATATTTAATTACATTAGGTCGAAAGGCAATACGTGAATCGTATACACGTTCAACATCTAGCCAGTCCATCTGTTTATGCTCTTCTTCATCTGAGCCAGTCCAAATATCTACATCTTCTAAGATTGAATTTTTCTGGGTTAGTACGTTATCTACTAGCCATGCAGTTGCATCGCCTGTAAAGGCACCAATCTGTAGAAACCTTAGACCCAACTTACCAGCAAGTGGTA